AAGTAGAAACCTTTATTGGTACTTTCACCGCCTGATTTCATTACTGCAAATGCCCCTGCGGGGGCATTTATGGAAACGTAATTAACTCAATAATCACCGGATGGTGATGGCTTCCTTTTACCCAAACTCAGCGCGGTGCAGCGCATATGCGTGGAGAACAAAATGTCATTTATTAAAACTTTTTCCGGGAAGCATTTTTATTATGACAAGATAAATAAAGACGACATCGTGATTAACGATATCGCGGTTTCCCTTTCAAATATCTGCCGCTTTGCCGGTCATCTTTCTCACTTCTACAGTGTCGCCCAACATGCGGTGCTTTGCAGCCAGCTGGTGCCGCAGGAATTTGCTTTTGAAGCGTTAATGCATGATGCAACAGAAGCGTATTGCCAGGATATTCCCGCTCCACTGAAACGCCTTCTTCCTGACTATAAACGGATGGAAGAAAAAATAGACGCCGTAATCCGTGAGAAATACGGGTTACCCCCGGTTATGAGCACGCCTGTGAAATATGCCGATCTCATCATGCTGGCAACCGAACGCCGCGATCTCGGGCTTGATGATGGCTCTTTCTGGCCAGTACTGGAAGGTATCCCGGCAACAGAAATGTTCAAAGTTATTCCACTGGCTCCGAGCCATGCCTACGGGATGTTTATGGAGCGCTTTAACGAGTTATCGGAGTTACGCACATGCGCATGAATGTTTTCGAAATGGAAGGGTTTCTTCGCGGGAAATGTGTACCACGAGATCTGAAAGTGAATGAAACAAATGCTGAATATCTGGTGCGTAAATTTGCTGAAGCGGAGGCCAAGATTTTGGCTCTGTCCGAAGACCAACAGAAAGCGATTGAGTCAATTAAGCAGGCTGATGCAGCTGTTAAGTTGGCACACGAGAAGTTTTCGGCGCTGGCGGCGGAGAATGCGGGGCTGAAACACGCAATGGCCGTAACTCTTGAGCATGTGTCGGTCACGGATGCAGGGCAGGCTGGTGTTGCTGCAATGATTATCAACGATGCCCTACACCACAGCGAAACTCCAGCCACCGATGCTTTCCTGGCTGAAATTCGTGCGGAAGCACGCAACGAGGGGATTAACTATACCGCAAGCCGTCTTGCTGCTGCTTTCAATCACGGATTTATCAATAAGTCTTTACGTGAAGTTTTCGACGTTACACGCATGATTCTGTCAGCGAAAGAAGAGTTGGCTAATGAACCACACCCGATTGATGGCCTGTCCGGTGAATATGCGGAGAAATCCCTAGAAGAATGGGCGGAACAGATTCGCAAAGGAGGCAACCAGTGAGCGGAAAAAGAATGACTAACAGAGAGCTTGTTGATGCCGCGATTAAGCTTGCTGGTGATTTTTATTCAATGATGGGGTACGCGCATCGCCCTGGATTCAAATATTGGGAATCACCGCATCCGCAAGAGCAACTGGTATTTCAAATGGCCTGCCGTGCTTTTGAGGTTATTCGCGGTTCTGATGTGATGGACGCCGTTGCCGACTTGGAGGATGAAGAGTGACCCAAATTAACTATCAGGCACTGCGTGAAAAGGCAGAGAAAGCAACTAAAGGAAGCTACATCGTAGGGCATACATCTGTTAACCAGCACGGCAATTTAACAGGAGTTTTTGTTTGCCAAAAATGGAAAGGAGAACCCGGTGGCGTGATTGCGGAATGTCATGTTAACTGCCTGATTGAATCAGATGCTCAGGCTTATGCAAACGCTGAATTCATAGCAGAGGCTAACCCGGCTACCGTGCTGGCACTGCTGGATGAACAGGAAAGAAACCTGCAATACATCAAAAGCCGCGATCAGGAGAACGAGGATATTGCGCTAACGGTAGGGAAGCTGCGCGTTGAGCTTGAAGCAGAAAAACAGCGGGCAAAAGTTCTATTTATGGAAAATGCTCGGCTTAAGTCAGGCATAGCCGGTCTGATACACCTCGGTATTCGATATGCAGATGTTGAGGTCATGAAAATTGCTGGAGATGCCCAGCTTTCTACCCCATGCACTGACAGCATCATAAACAGCATTGCAACAGGCATTCGCATCAAAGGAGAGTGATATGGCGTTAACACACCACGAACTCTGTCAGATTGCGTACAAGTTCCTTAAGCGCAACGGGTTCAAGGTTTGCTTTCATGACCGCTTTGTTGCTGTAACCAGTACCGGAGAACAGCCAGATGCTATGGGATTCAGAAATTCAGCATCATGCCTGATAGAGGCGAAGTGTTCTCGTGCTGACTTGTTGGCAGATAGAAAAAAGCGTTTCCGTAAAAATCCCTCACTTGGCATGGGCGACTGGCGATTCTTTATTAGTGAGCCGGAAATTATTTCAGTTGAGGATTTACCTCCCGGCTGGGGATTACTTCACGTTGTTAACGGAAGAGTACGGAAAGTACATGGATGGCCCAGGGGTAATTGCTGTTGGGGTAATCCTGACGATAAGCCATTTACTGGGAATAAGCAGGTTGAATGCGATTACATGTTATCTGCATTAAGGCGCATGGAGTTGAGAGGGCACCTTAATGAAATATATGACGGTGTGATTGTTAATAAGAAAGAAGGAAACGCGGCATGATCACTATTACCAAAGGGCGACTGCTGACAATCCAGCAGTGGCGCGAAACATACGGACCTGGCAGCAACGTTGTACTGCCAGCAGAAGAAGCGGAAGAACTGGCACGAATTGCACTGGTATCGCTGGAAGCAGAGCCTGTAAGCCAAACTTACAACTTGCCAGAATTAATCGAAGGCATGGAAGTTTCCATTGATGTAAGCACTTGTGATGTTGATTTAGGTAATCGCTATTTCGGTACCGTCACCGAGGCGTTAGAACTTGATACAGCCAAAAATGGTTACATCCTCCTAGTTCAGGACGCAGAGCCAAACTTCGATGTAAATGGCAACTCTCCGGGAACTCCGGATAGTTGGATAAGCTGTAGTGATCGAATGCCTGAAAAGGGCCAGAACGTGCTTATTTCGGTGAATTTCGATAGCTCTCAGGTTGAACCGCTAATATGCTCCGCACGCTATACCGGAAGCACCTTTCGGCGCGGAGATGCAACGATTAAGCCGGGTAATGGTATTGAGCAAGCAACTCACTGGATGCCGCTACCGGAACCGCCGCTGGAGGTGAAGTGATGAACAACTTAATGATCGACCTTGAGACGATGGGGAAAAATAAGGATGCACCGATCGTTTCCATTGGCGCGGTGTTCTTCACTCCAGAAATCGGAGACATCGGACAAGAATTCTATACGGTTGTTAGCCTGGAAAGTGCTATGGAGCAAGGAGCTACACCTGACGGCGATACCATCCTGTGGTGGTTGAAACAAAGCCCTGAAGCACGAGCTGCAATCTGTATTGATGATACTTTGTCGATCAGCGATGCTCTCTCAGAACTAAATCATTTCATTAACCGGCACGCAGACAATACGAAATATTTAAAAGTCTGGGGTAACGGAGCCACCTTCGACAACGTAATTTTACGTGGAGCTTATGAGCGAGCAGGACAAATCTGCCCGTGGGCATACTGGAATGACCACGATGTACGCACGATCGTTACGCTTGGGCGTTCCATCGGATTCGACCCCAAAATGGACATGCCTTTCGATGGCGAACGGCACAACGCCCTGGCTGATGCCCGTCATCAGGCAAAATATGTTTCCGCTATCTGGCAGAAATTAATTCCTGCCACCAGCACAGAATTATGATTTTCCCGGGTGCAGCCGGTTTTGATGGAGAAAATTATGAACACCTTGTTTTTACTGATGGCTGAATTCAATACCCCAAACATTGAACTCTCAGCAGTTAGCCAAAAGTACTTTGGTATGAGTCCAGCCACGGCAGAAGCAAAAGCAAACGCTTGTAAGTTGCCCGTTCCAACATATCGCATCGGCACATCACAAAAAGCAAAACGTTGCATCAATATTCAGGATCTTGCGGAATACATAGACAAAAGGCGAGAAGAAGGACGTATCGAGTGGGAACAGGTCAGAACAGTCAAACAGAAGGGCAAAGAAAATCACTAAAGAAAAAACCCGCCTGAAGGCGGGTTTTCAAAAAGCACCAGCTATGATCATGCTGCTTTGAGACGACGAAGCTTACCCTGCTGCTCTTTACCAGAGACAGTAGCGTGAGTGAACGCATTAGGAGCAGCCTTCATCAGAACTTCAACAGCAGCACCCATACCTACGAATGCTTTCATTGTGTCGAACTTAACCTGTGGCTTGGTTGCTTTTTGATCTTCCATAGAAAACTCCAGAAGTTATACCGAAACAATTCCTGTTGTTTACTCATCATCAATAGATGATACGCAATATTTATTTTTAAATTTAAGGTTCTTTGGCGTAACTTCATCAGAGATATCAAAACCGTCCAGAATTCTATTGAATGTAGCTTCTGGCATATCATCATGAACAGAAATCTCACCCGATCGCTGCTTTCTAACCATGTTATCCACTCGCCAAATTATAGCTTCAGCGTAAACAACATAACTTGGATGCTTGATAAAGCGATGATCACCAGAATTCAAGACGCAAGACGGATCGTGGGGGACACCATCCTTGATACTAGAAATATTAACAACTAAAACACAATAACAATCGTTAACGGGGTAATAAACAGGATCATTACAAATCACATGAAGATGATTGCATGGTCCAGTTGGGGCAAGCACAGTTCCTTTCCTGTATGGCTGATAATCCGTCATGATAATTGCAAAGAAAATTCCTTAAGTTTCTGAGATTCTTCCATTTTGCCAATTATGCGATTAGCCTCATCCTCGCTTTTACCCTCACTGATCAGCATTTCTTTCAGGTCTATAGGCTTACGAGAATTGCCAGGATCGTGCCACTCTGGACAAACGCTTTCTAAATGCGTCATATTTGCGAGATCAAATCGGTTCATATGCCCATACCGAGAATAGATTTCATCTAAAATCCGGATATCTGCACGACTCAATTCATCAAAGACCTCGTCTGCATCCATTTCCCTCGGATCTGAACGCAACGATACATTATGCCCGTTCGTCTCTATCAAGTTGTACCAGTAGTCACCAATGCCTTCAGCCTTACCGCGAATCAAGTTCAGCGTATTCGACATGACTGGTCCAAATTTCATAGAGTAAAGGCTATCTTCGCCGATCATCCTGCCATGCTTCAAAATCGACTGGCGGTTAGACAGATAGAGCAGCTTCATCAATTTCAGATATGCCATGCGCCCACCTCTCTTAAGAAGTAGGTATGCAGCCATTTGAGCTACTTTTTCTTCGCAAAACATATAAGAAACCTCAAAGATAGTGAACTTTATAATTATTCTCGATACTTCATGGGTTGCTTCATCACCAACATGAGCTTCTTATGGTGTGCCCACTTGGGCCTAAGCAACCAGTTACCTCGTTTGTCAAGTTTATAGCTGGCTTTAACCATGGTCAATTGAAGTGATGAGCAAATGATGCTTTCTAAGAATAACAGGTTCCCAATAGGCTCCCACAAAGTGTATAACTACTTGTTTTTCAAAAACGGTACATCCTATCGAGCATTGGTGCAACGCTAAACCGACCACTCCAGTGAACGTCAGTTTTTTCAGGCATTGCGCTGGTTTGGTTGATTTTTTGCATTTCAGAATTACCGTGCATTTTCAAATGTAGAGATTATTTTATCGATATATCATGGGGTTATGTTATTCAGCATCACTATTCAGGAGGCTCAATAGCGGGGTACTATACCATAACAACAGGAAGCGCCTGTCTCATTGCAAAAGAAAATTGAGATCCTCTCAAGGCATGAAGCTCTCACGAAGTGATGGAAATAATCTTATTAGCCGTTAACTTTGTTAAGGCCAATGATAAACAATCCAGGTTCGACGATAAATAAAAAATCACACATTAAACTCTGGTGATATATCTCCCTGCTAATAGCATTGATAGAGAAAAAAGAACCCAATAAATATTGGGTCCTTTTATATAATGCCTTCCATACTATCGAAGAACTTCACATATTATTTCTCCGATTTAACCCCGAACAAATCATAAATTAATTTAGAAGTGTCTGTAAGTATTTTAATCTCTTCCTTTGAGGTTGGGTCAAACGACTTCGCGAAGCTAATTAATTGTGGTGCAGCATCTCGCATTTTGCTTAAAATATCAGGATCGAGCGTTCCTTCATTCACCAGATGTGACATCTTATCCAGATAGCCATCAAAATTCATTTCTCCCCCATCAGCCAGACGCTTCATCTCTCCCAGGTACTTCTTCATATCACGTTGAGATAATTTTTCAAACTGAGCTTTCAGGTAGCTCTCATTATTTTCATTAATATACACTGTTTCTGATAAATCTGCGTAGGCACTAGAATATGAAAGTGAAATTAACAGCGAAGCAAATAATTTTAAGCTGTTGTCATCATGTTCCTGGCAGGCATTAACAAACGTTAAAAAACCAGAACCTATTGCTTGAAAATGTATATTCGCTAAAGGTTCATTATCCTTAGATTCCTCATAAAATAGCTGAACCGTGGAGGGAAGGTCATTCTTATTTTCTACATCAAAAGTACATTGTTCAATGGGCATTGCATCTTTATTATCCCCAGGATTACATATACTATTAATCGCGAAATGAAAAATAGCCCGGTCAACAACTGATGCAATAAAGTCACGATCGTTTAAATCCTCATCAGTGCAATCGTCAATATACTTATTGACCCACATTTTGAGATCATTTATTTGCTCAATTAAAAACACATTTTTTTACGTGCATGCCATAAATTATGCGTGATTCGTTGAATAAACAAATCTATTTTTGCAATAATTATATCCCGATGACGCAGCGCTGCATAATCAATAGATTTACCATATATATTATTTAATTTACCTTTGATTGAACCTCTATTATCTATTTTATCTT